GGCTGACAGAAAAGGCCTCGACTTCAAAAGGAAGTCGCCTGCCTAATTCATAATCCCATACCCTACTTCGGGAAGCTATGGCCTCGACGTCAACATCCCTCGTACCACAGAAGTGGCGGAGGAGCATCGACCATCCAGGTAGTCGCTTCTTAACAGTAGTCGGGACGACGGTCGTAACGTAGTACTCGCGCTTTTGCAAGCGCTTGTTCCAACGCCACGGTACGTCATGTTCAACAGGTTTCCTAAGGAGACTAGGCGCACCGACATGGTGGCTGACGTCAGCAATTGGCCAGTACTTACTGGTCAACGCTCCTACAATGTACTCGTAGGTGATCGGAAACCCCCTATGCAAGAATGAGTTGGCGTAAGCCACCCATGATGCATAAGAGTCAGGGCTAGGGGACTCTGTCCAAACCGTGCGTAAGCGCAGCGGTGTAACATCAACGCCGTTGTAGGCATCGACGCCACAGGATTCCCTAAAGGGTCCTTTGGTGCAACTCTTATCGCGATTGACCTTAAGGCCAAACGCTTCGAGAGTTGAGATCGCGTCTTCTGCAACTCGCAGGGGAACGATCACATCATCTCCATATACTAGAATGCTCTCACGAGCATCGTCGTCACTCTGTGACGCGTGAAGGAGACTCCATATAGTCAACGCCATGATTGGGAAGCATAATGCCGACCCCATGGGCGCAAACTTACGGAGGGTTATTACCCTCCCACACGGTAACTTCGTTGCCAGACTTCTGCTCGCCTCCATAGCCTCAACTAATTGGCTCGGAAACAGCAGACGTACTAACTCAAGAGATACGCGATCGCTGGCCTCTTTGAGGTCAAGCGTCGCATAACCTTCGCCAACGGTCCTAGTGAGCATTGAGCCCAATAGTGCACCACGTTGGTTCGGCCCTTGGTCAGTAAAGAACACATTATCCCTGGTTAAGGGGTGGTTCTCGACTAAGCGATAGATGGCCTTGCGCTGACCCTGTTGAATCCACTGCAACGCAGTAGGTTCGCTAGATATCAGGCGAGGCCCGCGTGAATCCTTCGGCACGAGACAAACTCGAGCCGGGTGTTCACTCTTATCATCTATGGAAGACCATAGGCGATTCTCATCACACACGTGACCCGGCGACGCACAAAAGTAAGCGTCAAAGGGGTAAACGTCGGTGAGACGGGACGGAACCTGCTTCCAATCGTACTTCTCCCACGCAGTCGCCTTTTGAGCAACTGCGCCGGGTCCGTGCGAGGGTTGTATGTCCGTCGGATCGAAGTGCCTAAAGAGGTTCCGAAGAACTCTTTGGGCAGCGCGTGTTACTCGCACCATACGAGGGGCAGTAAGCCTCTCTATTGGCGAGTGAGCACTAAACGTTAACCAATCGCGTACTAAACGCAACTGATCATCCGTAGTTTCTAGTTCTGTCTCAGCTATTTCAAACTGGGTCAGAACTGCTTGCACTTGGTCTGATGTGTAAGGCAGCTCGTACTTATAAAACATGTACGTAATCTGCCTGATAACACGGACGCTTTCTGCACACCCCGGTATTAATGGGGTGCCCGATGCTGACAATACACGTTCGAAGAACTCTCCCAAGAAACAGGGTAGAGCGCTGCCTTCGCGAGGTTGGAACCCCGCTGAGACAGAATCGAACGGTTGATCACTGGATAAAGCCTTGTCGAGCGCTTTACCTAGTTTCGGCAGGGTCTTCGTGAGAAAACCTAGCCCTTCCTGACTTAGTCGCGCCGACACTTTATTAATAGTATCTGCGCAGCTAACTGTATTGAACCAGCTCCGGTGAGTCACTGAGACGTCACGGAGCACGTTGGTGATGAGTTCTAACTCATCAAGGCTTTTAATAGAACCCATAATGGTATTCTTCCTTGAAGCCACGCCACCGTATTCCGCTATTCCTGAAGTAAGTTACGCCAATGAAACAAAAACTAATCGCTTCACTGAACATAAGTGGAGTCAAACCGCCAGCGCACATATTATACCCTCAGCGAGTTGCCAAGGTTTTAATCGATGTCACTGGCTTTCTAACCCCCGATACGTTATATAAGACGAACACTACCCAAGAGTCGCTAGGAGGAGCAGGTAGGATCTTCATCTTCCGCAATGGAAGACTAAGCAATCCTACGCTTCTCTTTGGGCAACCCGCGAGTGATCCGCTTTTTAATAACGTTGTAGTCGGCGTCGAGATCGCTAATCCCTATTACTTGGATTAACGACGATTGGGCCGTTTCCGGCCCTTTCCCATCAAGTAGTACCTACTACTATCACATCAGAGCAGGGAAGAACCCCACTCTGACATCATAATACGCCGGCCCTCACGGGCCGGCGTACTGATGTACCGGGAAGCGCTAGTCTTGCTTATGGCCGAACTGGCCATTCACAGCTATACGCGCCTCCTTACGCACCGCAGCATTCGCTGTGGTGAGACGCCGTCTAAGACTGGCTACCTTCCTTTTCCTGTAGTCCACACGCAACTTGCGTATGGCTTCCAGGAGAGAGGCTACACCAGTCAATGCCGCTAGTATTGGGAACATATGATCGCTCTATAGCATCAGTGTCCCGTTAACCAGCGCGTCGGCGCCGTTCCCGCTGCAATCGAAGAGAACTGTTGTTCCCGCGCCAGTTGTGGCTACCAGGGACAAAAGTTCCGCGAGTGCATTCTTCACCTCGGTGACTGACACGATCGCACCCACTGGGATGCGACCGGTCAATGACCAGGTGATAGGAACTGGAGTAACGTTGTCAACCGTTGAGGTGGTCCATTTGTCCACTCTCAGGTTGGAACTTCGTATTTTCTTTAGCCCCACGCCAGTCTCTTGGTGTTGAACCTTGATTCTGTGCGGGAGGCTTGGATTCTCATCCTTTTGGATGAACTCTCGTGTGCGACCGTCGGGGCCTTGACCGAGGAATTCCACCTCAGTCCCGGCTGCATTCTTTACTTCGTTGGTATTAAGGTTACTTGGCATGGTTATACTATGTTGAGGCGACCTTTCGAGTCACCAATGGCGACTTCTTTTCCGGGCGCGTCTGCTCACTAGCAGCGCAGCACCCAGGCTAATCTCGACAGGAGACAGCCCACTTGTTGATACGAACAAGCTTTTGACTGGCATACGCGTTTCGCGGCGATAAGCCGTTTCTACGCAATATGGCAGTCCGTACTTCTGGTACACCGGCGTCATGCTTCCAAAGGACGGATAACTAACCGTCCCGGCAATCTTGCGCTCACGTGTAATGGACCATAAGTACTGATGTATGCACACAACCGGATCCGTGAACCCTATCTTCAGCCCGTCTAGGAATCGGCTAACGCCGACCACCCAGTCAAGCAAGAAGGTATAGGGTATTGCATTCCAAATAATCGCAGGGTTCAAGTTGAGCCCGAAACGATCTAGGTATGCAAATAGCCGCGCATGCGCGGCTACGAGATGGGGTAAGTAGTAAGAATACTCCACCTCTACATGGAACTTAGAAGCGCTGTGACTGACATATCTGGTCCACCCCGAAAGGAACGCGTACAGTATCCCAGCATTAGGCTGGGGCCGTTCGCGCGCCGAGGGTGGTTCTACTATGTCGTAGTCGTCATACTCGCGATAGGTCTTACTAAAATGGCCTATCCGACGCTTCTCGGCATTATTGAGGAACCTCCGAAGGATCTCCTCAGTTTTGGATACAGCAGCCCACGTGGACTGTATATCTTGAATCAGCGGCGCTACAGCGAACTTCCACTGTAGGTATATTGAAGCCGCAGATCCCGCGATACGGTGCTTGAACGGCTTACTCTCTCTCGCTTTCGAGAAGACGTTTGCCAATTCTTTCAAGGTGCCCTTAAATACTTTGGGCAACCCCATAGAAGCTATTTGCTTCAGCACTTTATCCGCACGAAGGACGAGATGTTTAAAGTCTTTCAACTCATAAACAGCGTTTAGCACGCTTAACTCGCTCTTAATCTGAGGCATGATGACCCGAAGGGCATCTGCCGTAAGAGAATCCAACAACACAGGTACCGGGACAAACCCGGGGTCCTCAGCTGCTGAATCGTGCATACTCGGTAACCCATGAGGAGCATAGTATGTACCGGGTAGCAGGGAACCAACCGTTACTCCGAACACCGTTGACTCGTAGCGGCCACGAAGGCCGCCCGAATAGTCTAGCGGGTCGGAGTTATACGCAGTAGTATCGTGGAATGCGTACTGGGTCCGCCTTGACTGTTCTTGCACCATTTTGTAGTGCTCGAACCGTTTCCAGCGAGACCTCGGACCTTCCACGTCTTCTGACACGATCTCGTCAAGCACCAAGTTTGGTGGCTCCACGACATCGAATTGAACTCGTAGCCCGTTACCGGGAGCCGGCTCAGTCTTTGAGGGCATCGCCCTGTAGACCTTGTCGGACTTCCCACCACCGGACCACTTATCACGTCGGTTAGTTACATGTTTCATACAAGGGCATGGTGCAGAGCACCATAT